GGCAAAGTTGGAAGGCAAGAGCTCTTTGGTTGGGTAACTGCTGGAGTGGTTTCATTGACAGGTCTTATGGCTTTTTTTGGCTAAAAAATATAAAAAAAATAAAAAAAATATTTAGACCCTATAAACACTAGCTTTTTTGTATGGTTTTTTTTATATTTATACAATTAATAATTGGTAATCTTTGATTTATGATATACTTATTACATACCAAGAGAGACAGCTTGGGAAACTGGAAAGCTAACCAGACAGAAAATAAGCCAAATTGAAGAGAAGTGAAAAAAGACTTTGAGACATAGGCTCGAGCCAGTATCGCAAAACTGGGGCTGACTACCGAAATCAAAATGAGAACCGCTCTCGAGGAAAGGATACGAAAGATTTTTGCAAACTGCTCATCTACTAGGTGGGCAGATTGGAAGAATTACTTCCACACTAAATACAAAAGGAGAAAATACAATGGCTACTTTTAAACCAGAAGTAAATTACGATAACTTAATCAAGCATGAGACATCATGTGGAAATCAAACATGTAAAGTGCAACTAGATTCTACAAACTATGGAGAGAAGATAGATGAGAGCAAAGGATATGCTCCAGCTTCATCATTCTTTTTAGCTTGTTATGGATTCTTCTGTAATACATGTGCTCCACTTGCTGTTGAGTTTTATCAAGACAAGTAATTATCTAACAGCTCTTCTTCGGGAGAGCTGATAGATACTTATAAAGTATCACTAACAAAAAACAAAAGGAGAAAATAAAATGAAGAAAACAAAATATTATGCATACATACCAAAACAGCTTTTAGTGAAAAGCTACAATGCTTGGAAATATAAAACTAGCTCAACAGTTAGGAAGCCAGTCTATGTAAATGATTCTGGTGTTCCACATTACAAATATGATGGAGACTTCCACGCAATCAAGCCAAATCACTTTGGGTACAAATACATAAATCTAACTGATAACAGTGTTTATCATGATGGATTTATGGGAATGGGTCTTATAGACTTCCCAATGCTAGATGGTGCTAAATATAAAATCACATTGACTCTTGTTGATGATGATGATGTTGATGTTGATGCAGATAAAACAAAACCATCAAACAGAGATTTTGATGATAGTGTTATCCACAATTATTCAGCATTCAATAGTAAAGACTAAAAAAGGAGAATCATGGAAGAACTAAAAGACAAAATACTAGAACTCATTGCTGATGAATATTCTGATGCAGAGAGTTTATTAGAAGCAAGATACAGCTCTGTTGATGAGATGAAATCTGATGCAGAATATTGCAAACAAATCGTTGCATACTTAATTGATACTAAATTAACTTATGGAGATAGATTTGATATTGCAAGTACAGTAAAGAATCTCAAGATAGAGATATCTGATAATTACATTAAGTGATTAACTAGAGCCCATTCTTTGAGTGGGCTTTATGGTAATCATAAGATTACTTACAAAAACAAAAGGAGAAGAATGAAGAGATTCAATAAACTTGCATTATATGCATGTGAGAAGTTAGATAAGAGAGATACTTATTTAAAAAGAATGGGTTGGAAATATGCTAGAAGAATATTTGAAATATCCTTCAAAGCAATAAATGGTTACAGCTCATACGATTACAAAAGACTAGGAGAAGAATCATGAAGTTCAAATTCCATGAGACATTCACTGTTGATTTTGTTGTAGAAGCTGAGACATACGAAAAAGCTCACGCACTTTACAGCAAGATGTTTGATAAGAATATTCAACTAGGTTATTCAAACTGGAAGGATATCCAAGAGCAGAACATTACTTCTGGTAAGTTCTATGTCTGGTATCGAGAAGATACTGAGACTCCAGAGCTTATGAAGAAGCAGTTCTTTGGAGAAGAAGAATGAGTAAGATGCCACCAGTGCAGTTTTTTTGGGAGATAAAACCCCAAGTATATGCCCCATATCATGTAAGACTAACAAGAGATGATGGCAGGGAACGCACTGAGGTTTCAGGACTAGGTAGTAGAGGACTAATGGCTAAAAATAAACGAACTGAAAATAGTAACGATATTAGCAATATTACAAAAGGTAAGATTGCTCAATCTATTTCAAATTCTATGCCACCCGCAACTACTAAATATAGTCAGGGATTATCTGATGCAACCAGAAATGGTACCGATTGGTTTAGAAAAGTAAAACCAAAAATACCTAAATGTAGCTTGAGGATTTACTGGAGAGAAGAAGAATGAATCGTGCTCAGAGAAGGAAACTTAAAAGTAAGAAGGGTGCTCAATATCGTGGTCGTAGCAGACCAACTGACAATGGTCGTATGAACAGCGGTATGAAGGGCAGACCAACTTACAGGTAATTAGCTAGAGCTCATCACATAACCCTTTTGTATATGTACTAATACATACAAGTGGTGGGCTCTATGGTCATTATCTAAACTAAAAGGAAGGAGAATTATGACTATGTTATCAGAATGGTTCTATGCAAAAGAACTCCATGAGATGTTTGCTATTGTTTTTGCAGGTGGCTTCTTAGGATTCTTTGCTGTTGCTTTTTCTGTTCTTGGTATTAAAGAAGAGAGATTACGACAAGAATCAATAAAATTATTTCAAGATGAAGATGGCATTCCTAAATTTGTCAGAGCAACTGATGAACAAATAGGAATACATAATCAATAATCTTTGATATAATACATGGCTATGGGTGCATAGCCAGTAGGAGTTGGAAGTCTTTCACTACATGTTCCACAGCCCACATGTACTGACTCCTACTGGTTAGGCATCATGCTTAACAACATAAAATATAAAAGGAGAATAATGAATGACACGATATTGATGTCAGTCAAAGAAGTGGGTCAGCTTTTAGGTTTAGACCGAGCTACGATTGCTTCTTGGAATCATGCAGATAGATTACCAAAACCCGAATGGGTGGTATCTGGTGGCACGACTCCAATATGGACTGAGCAGACAATAAAAGATTGGGCGAGCTCTGATGAGTTTGTACAATCTAAAATAGATACAAGAGCGAAGAGTAGGTTGCAGAAGTGATTACTGTAACCCACTTTCGCGGACAACCGATTCCATACTTTGTTAAATCAAAGCATGCATTAGTTGAATATGTACTTAGGAAGTACAGAGATGAAGAACCAATATCCAATGGAGAGTTTATTTATGATTTAAACTATTCAAGATTTGGAACTTCAATACATAATCTAAGGAGAGAAGGATTCGATATTGAAACCTTACCTTCTAAAAAGCAGGGCTTGGTGTTTTACTATCTTGTTAAAGCTCCAGATGATACTGAAGAGAGAAATCAGTTAAGACTGGTAGCAACATGAAGAGAGCACGAATAAGCCACTGGAGAATTTGGGTAATGCTTACCAACGAAGAGAAGGTTAAGTTATATCCAAAACTTAAAGACAATGAAAAAAGAAGAATCTGGACTGATGAATACATGAAGGTTATTAAACTAAACATGTATCCAAATAAATACAAAAAAAAGTATGATGCTAGATTTAAACAACTAAACAATAAAGGAGAAATAAATGAGTAACAGTAAAGATAAAGCAATAATTGCACAAGTTGCATTTAAAGGAGCAATCGATTTAGCAGTTGCTGGCAAGATAGAAGTAAATAAAGTTCTTGATGCAACAGATGCTTATGCTGAACACATGTGGGATAAATATGGATTTGAAACTAAGTTCGAATCATCTTATTCTGCAAAGCCACAATCAAGTGGTGGTGGCGGAGAACCATCAGACAAACAACTTAACTTCATTAATAAGTTATTGAAGGAAGTTCCAAAGTCTGTTGCTGACCCAGCAAAAAGCAAAGTCGATAGTGGTTTAAGTGGATTGGGAGCTTCTCAATTAATTAAGTCTCTCTTAGAAGAGAAGGAGAAGAACGAACCAATTGCAAAAGACCCTATCAATGACTTAGATGCTCCATTTTAATGGACTACATAAAGTCTGATGTATATTTCAGCATAGTTCCAGAGTGGGTAATTGATGCCCCAATATCAGCTCAAGCTGTTAGGGTCTATGCTGTTCTATGCAGATATGCAGACAAAGATGATGGTACTTGCTTTCCTAGCATTAGAACGCTATCGGAACGCATACATGTCTCTGAGAGCACGATTAAGCGTGCTTTAAAGGAACTAAAAGCCATTGGTGCAATCAAGTCGCAGAAGCGGTTTGACAAAGCCACTGGAGAGCAGACTTCGAACTTATATACAGTAATGAGAAGTAAAGAGCTCATATATGACCTACCCAATGTCATAGATGACACTAGCCCTAGTTCATCAGAGACCCACAAACTAGAGTCAATTAACCAGAGTCATTCTTTGGAAAATAATCTTGAAGATAGAAAAAGATTATGGAATGCTCTAGTTGATGCAATAGGTTATCAACCATCAACTCAAGTTGAGAGAGCTGGTTGGAATAAATGTATCAAACAATTAAGAGAAGCTGGTGCTAAAGCTGATGATATTCCTAACAGGGTATCACAATACAAAACGCTATTTAAGGGCATGACCCTTACACCTTATGCATTAGTAAAGCATTGGACTCTCTTAGGGGAATCAGTAGAGAAGATTCCAAAGCCACGAGATTGTGAAGAAGAAGGGCATGCTATGATTCAACTAGACAATGAATTTGAAGTATGTCAATTTTGTAGAATTACTTCAGATGATTTGTTGGTTTAGATATCTAAATTAATATATGGAGATATCGAGTTAAGATTAGAGTCGGAAGAGAGCTCCGAACTGGTTGAATACTCCTTTCAGTCTGGCGACAGATTATTGGTTACCATGTTGAACACTTAACTCAATCTCCAACAAATATTTCAAAAACAATAATTAGTAATTTTTGATGATAGAATAAAATCGAACAAATGTTCTATGACAAAAGAATCAAAAAAACTTACGAAGAATAAGCAAGAAGTCGCACACAATCTTGACTTAGGAAATAATTACTACCCTTCTGGGTGGAAGCCGAAGCTCGAATTTGACCATAACACAAATCTTGGAGAGCTTACTCATGTGCAACCTAAATCAGATAACTTTAAATTCAATGAACTCTTAGATTCTTGGGGTTATAACTCAGATGAATATTACATAGAAGAAGACAGAATAAAATTTTCTACTTGGGAAGCCCAAGCTAAAGGTGGTCAAGTTATTCAGATGTATGCTTTCAAAGCTACTATCCGAAGAAAAAAACCAAAGCACAATGACTATGTTAGAAAATTAGAACGACAGATTTCAAAGAAGAAGCCAGTTAAAGTCTCTGAACTAGCTGGAGATAATGCTTTCATGTTCTTTTGTGCTGACTGGCAGTTTGGAAAATCAGAATACAATGCTAACTGGGGAGCTGATGAGACTATTGATTACATAAGGAATGGTATAAAAAAAGCCCAGAAGCAAATAAAAAATTTAAATAAATCTGGTCAGACAATAGATGAAATTTATATCATAGGATTAGGAGATTTAATTGAGTGCATTTATGGCTTCTTTGACCATCAACCCTTTAATATCGAGCTCACTAGAACTGAGCAAGAACATCTTGCAAGAAAAATGCTAATGGAAGTTCTTGATGGATTACTTAAATTAGCTCCAAAAATTTTCTTGGGAGCTGTAGTCGGAAATCATGGCGAGCAAAGAAGTGGTAAAAATAGTATTACAACAACAAGATTAGATAATTCAGACACTCAAATATTTCAAATAGTTGGAGAAATTATAGAAGGAAGAGAGAGATACAAACATGTCAAGACTGTAATTCCCAATGATTTCTATTTAACTTTAGATATAAAGGGAACTAGATTAACTTTTTATCATGGACACATGACTGGTGGCGGTGGAAATATAGAGAATAAATTAATGAACTGGTGGAAGAATCAGGGTCATGCTCGCATTCCATCTGGTAGCTCAGACATTCTTGTTACTGGTCATTATCATCATTTAAGAGTTTTGCATGAACGAAGCAGAACTTGGTTTCAAGCTCCATCTCTTGATACTTCTAAAGAACTAGAAGCAAGAATGGGTCTAACTACTTCGCATGGAATCCTAACCTTCACAGTTTCAGAAAATGGTTGGGATAATCTTAAAATCTTGTGAAAATATTCACAAAGTATTGATAAATATTAATAATTCTTGATTTATAATTAAAACATGAAAAAAATAGTTGCTATCGAGAATGATGGTTTAGAGCCAAAGTTAATTGTGCTTGATACTGATTCTGAAAAGATGAGCTCACATAGAATGCCAATAGGTATAATGAAGGTTAATCCGACAGAAAATTATCATGATAAAATTAGTTTTGAGCCCTTTGATGAGTTGTCTAACAGCATTTAGCCAACCAATAACACCAGATATCATTCAAGATTATAAGGAATGTAAGCAGATTGTATTCCAAGTTGATGCAGTCTCAGCTTGGCTTCCCTTAATAGATAAGTATTTTAAACAAGAAGACCAGATAGAAGTTAGCAGAATTATGTTTTGTGAATCTTCTGGGCGGTCTAAAGTTGTAAATACTAACAGTAATGGAAGTAGAGACATAGGTTTGATGCAACTTAATGACAAAACTTATGACTGGATTTCTAATAAATTAGGTTGGTTCGGGGATAGGAAAGACCCAGAGTTTAATTTAAAGATGAGCTCATGGCTTTATTATAAGTCTGGAAGCCATCACTGGAATAGTTCTAAGAGCTGTTGGAAAGGATAATGTGAAAAATATAAAAGTCATTGGGCGTTGGAGTAAAGAATTTGTTGTAAAAGATATTCCTACTGCTGTTAAAAAAGCACAAGAGATAGCAGATTTGTTAGAAAACTTAGATATGGAAATAACTGGATTGCAGTTTATTGAACCAAATACCAGTCGATATGATGATTTTGATACTGAGTTTGAAGAAGTAGGAGAAGAAGAATAATGGATATTTTTTTAGTATTGATAGCAATTATTGTAATTAATGCACTTGCATGGAGCATGATTAGGAAAGATAAGATTTGATTTTTGATGAAATATTACTTGATGATATTGATGAAGAGATAGATATGTCAGAAAACTATACTCCCCTACCCTACTTTTTGACTATAAAAGAATCAAATATTGATGGATTAGGGCTTTTTGCTAAAGAAAATATCGATAGGGGAGTGGATTTAGGAGTCTCACATGTACATCATCATAAGTTTTTAAATGGTTATATAAGAACCGCACTAGGTGGATTCGTTAATCATAGTGAAGAACCTAATTGCAAACTAATAGATAATAAGACTGAGATGAACTTATATACAACAGAAGCAATTAAATCTGGGGAAGAACTAACTTTAAAGTACAAACTTTATAATCCAGTGGAGTTAATTGATGAATCTATTTAATGGCGATTGCTTAGAAGTGATGAAAGAATTACCTGATAACTCAATAGATTTTATTTTAACTGATTTACCTTATGGAAAAACTGGATTGCATTGGGATAATATTATTTCTTTTAATGCAATGTGGGAACAAATAAAAAGAATAAGAAAAGATAATACTGCAATAGCTTTATTTGGAACAGAACCATTTGCTACTAACTTAAAAAATAGCAATTTTAATGAATATAAATTTGATTGGTATTGGAAAAAAAGTAAAGGAATTGGTCATTTAAATGCAAAAAAAAGACCAATGTTGGATATAGAATTAATAAGTATGTTTTATAAAAAACAACCAATGTACAATCCACAAAATTTAGTAAAAGCAAATATTAAAAGAAATAATATTAGTAAAAGAAATAACATTACATCATTTTATTCAAAAGAAAAAGATTTTGGTAGAAGTGAATATACAAATTATCCTACATCTACTTTAGAATTTACAGCAGTAAAATATTTTAATAGATTTCATAATACACAAAAACCAATAGCACTTTTAGAATATTTAATAAAAACATACACAAAAGAAAATGAAACAGTTTTAGACTTTACAATGGGTAGTGGTAGCACAGGTGTAGCTTGTCTAAATACAAACAGAAACTTTGTAGGAATTGAGCTAGACAAAGAATATTTCCAAATAGCAGAAGAAAGATGTAAGAATGAGCGATAGAAATATTTTCGGGATAAAAAAGAAAAACAAATTCTTAGATGAAGAGATAATAGATAGATTGTTATATGCAGTTAGTGAAGGTTCATACATAGAAGATGCTTGTGCTTTTGCTGGAATCAACTCAAGAACTTATAGAAGATGGAGAGAACGAGCTGATGCAGGAGAAGAAGTCTTTGTTGATTTGTTTGAAAAGATACAAGAGAGAGAATCAAAGTTTAAAGTAGAGACCCTTCGCAAGATAAAAGAAATAGGAGAAGAAGACAGAAATCCTAGAGCTTTACAGTGGATACTTGAGAGAAAATACCCTACGCAGTTTGGAGAGACAAGTAAATTACAGATACAAAGAGAAGATGTAGAAATAGTCGAGATGGAGTTCTCAGATGGCGAATTATATAAAGATTTTCAAACTCCAGAGCTCACTGATGAACCAGATATGCCCGATATGCCCGAAGATGAGCAGGAAAAAATGAAAGATGATACACTTGAGAATCATGAATGAAGATGAATTTGTAATTCCAGACAACTTATTTACAGACAACCCAGTGTTTGTTGATAGCTCCAATGAATTTCAAGATGATTGTGGAGATTCTTGTAAATTATGAATGAAGAAGAAATCAATCAGAAGTTTGTAGATATTGTTATAGATAACTTCTCTGATTATCAAGTAGATGAAGATTTGTTTGCAGATACAGTGGAATACATTATTCCAATGCCAGCTCCAAATATTTATTTCATATCTAAGTTAGAACCAGAGCAAGTAGAAGAAATATTTAATGATTTACTAAGATGGCTTCGTGATGGATACGATTTTTAAAGTCTATAAGACTAAATACAAACTACCTAAGCTACACCCAGCTCAACTTGAAGTAGCTAAATCAAAAGCAAGATTTAGAATCTTAGTTGCTGGTCGTAGATTTGGGAAGACAAGATTAGGTACATTACTTTGTTTAGCTAAAGCTATGGAAGGTAAGAATGCTTGGTGGGTTGCTCCAACTTATGCAATGGCATTAGAAGGTTGGAAGACTGTAAGAGACTTAGCTGGTAAGTATGGCATGGAAGTTAAAGAATCAGAGAAGACTGTATATACAAAGTCTGGTGGATTCGTAACAGTAAGAACAGCAGATAATCCAGATAGACTTCGTGGTGCTGGTTTAGATTTCATTGTATTAGATGAGTGTGCATTCATTAAAGAGCAGACTTGGAAGGAAGTACTAAGACCAACTCTTACTGAGCGTAAAGGTGGTTGCTTATTTATCTCAACACCAAAAGGAATACAGAACTGGTTTAAAAGACTTTATGATGAAGCAGAGAACAATCCAGATTGGGAGAGATGGCAGTTCTCAAGTTATGACAATCCAATGATTGATAGAGAAGAACTTTCAATAGCTAAGAGAGAGATAGGTTCGTTCTTATTTAGTCAAGAGTATGAAGCTCAGTTCGTTGAACAGTCTGGTGGCTTAATAAAATCAGAATGGTTCAAGTATTACACTAGAGAGACACTTAGTGAGTTCAATGAAGAAGGTAACTATCAAGATTTTGTTTATATCCAAACACAAGATGGAGCTGTTCGATTAGAAGATTTAAAGATATATACGACAGTTGATTTAGCTACAAGTACTAAGGAGTCTGCTGACTATACAGTTGTAACAACAATCGGACTGGATAAACAAAACAATGTTTATGTTCTTGATGTGATTCGTAAAAGAATAGAAGCTCCAGATATAGTAAAGCTGTTAGAGCAAGTATATGAAAAGTGGAATCCAGTATCAATAGGAGTAGAATCAGCAGGATTCCAGTTAGCATTAATTCAAATCATTCGCAGACAAACTACACTTCCAATAGTAAAGTTAAAGGCAGATAAGGATAAGTTAAGTAGGGCTTTACCTTTATCAGCAAAAATGGAAGCTGGTATGGTATTCTTCCCTAATGATGCTTTGTGGTATTCTGATTTGGAAAAAGAACTGTTAGTATTCCCAAGTGGAGACCATGATGACCAAGTGGATAGTCTTGCTTATGGAATATTGCAAGTTGCAAAGAAGAAGACAATAACAGCTTATTGAGGAGAAGATGGCAGAACGAAGGAGCTTCAGAGATTTAGTTTTTGGACAGAGAAGGTTCAGAGATGATAGAACTGGATACAAAAGGACAACAGGTTTTAATTTTTTTAGAGATGACCCTAACGATTTAGTTTATGGTAACTCTTCCTATATCTTAGGATACAACTCTTCTGCTGGAGACTTTGATATGTCTGGATTGGGCAATGGACAATCTAACTCAGCTGTTACAGCATGTCTCCAAGTACTAGGTGTATCATTCTCAGAAGCAACACTACAAGTAACTTTTGTTGATGAAGATGGGCAAACTCAATTAATACCTAACCACCCTTTTGCTAATTTATTAAGAAGACCGAATCCTTATATGTCTGGAGATGTAGTTCAACAATATATTATTAATGCAATGCATGTATCTGGAGATGCATATTTAATGAAGCAAAAGAATAATGCTGGAGAACTTGTAGCTCTTTATCCAATAATGCCAGAACAAGTAATACCTAAAGGTACAGCTAATGAATTAATTACTCACTATGAGTATCAATTAGATAATGGAACTATGGAAATAAAAAATACCGACATGGTTCATTTCAGACTTGGACTAGACCCAAAGAACCATAAAAAAGGATTTTCTCCACTTAAAACAGTTCTTAGAGAAATTTATGGAGATGAGTCTGCTGGGCAGATGGCAACAGCTTTACTAGCTAACTCTGGTGTGCCATCAATGTTGATTACACCTAAAGATGATTATGGACTTACTGATACAGAAGCAGAACAGATATCCAGAACATATCAACAGAAGGTTGGTGGCAAAAATAAAGGTAAGCCATTGATTCTATCTGGTTCTATGAATGTAGAACGATTAGCATTCTCCCCAAAAGATTTAGACATAGGAGCTCTTAGAAGGATTCCAGAAGAGAGAGTATCAGCAGTTCTTGGAGTACCAGCAATCTTAGCTGGACTTGGAGCTGGGCTTGAGAGAGCTACTTACAATAATACTTCTGAGCTTAGAGAGTTCTTTACTGAACAGAAGCTAATACCTTTATGGAGAATGGTTGCAGAAGAATTAACTCAACAAGTATTACTTCCAGACTATAACTCTAATCAAGCTGTATCAGCTGAATATGATTTCTCATCTGTTAGAGCTTTGCAGGGAGATGAAAAAGATTTATTTGATAAGTTAAATGTAGGAGTGCAGGGTGGTTGGATAACAGTTGCTGAAGCAAGAAAACAAGTAGGACTTCCAACGAATGATTCACAAGATGTGTATCTATTAAGCAACTCAGTTATACCAACTCAAGCTAACATGGAGCAACCAGAGCCAGCTCAATTAGAAGAGCCAGAAGTTCCAGAGACTCCAGATGTAGTAACAGAAGATATGGAAGAGAATCAAGAGAAGGGTTTTAAAAGATTTGAAGATAAAGTTATTAGGAAGGTAGATAATCAATTCTGCGTAATTGCTGAAGAGTCTGGTAGGAATATGGGTTGTTATCCTACAAGAGAATTAGCTGAAGCTAGATTAGAACAGATATCAAGTTACAGCAATAATCCTAAAGCAATGGTAGGTGTAGATGAATTTACAACAATAGAAGAAGCTCAAGAGAGAGCAGAAGAGATTGGGTGTAGCGGAACTCATCAACATGATAAAGATGGAAATATAATTTACATGCCATGCTCTACTCATCAAGAGTACGAACAAAGATTATCTGATTACAATGGCTCGGATTGAGGATTTATCTGCTGGAGATGCAGTAAGCTGGTCAATACCAAAACCACCACAAGAAGATTCAATAGCTCATGGAATTATTAAATCACTGAACAGAGAAGATGAAACTGCTACGATTCGAGTATGGGCAATATTAGAGAATGGAGAACATGAGGAAACTGACAGAGATGTTGAGATTGAAGTTGGAAGACTTCGGAAGATATCTAATTTCGTTAATGAAGAGAGTAAGCAAGTTTCTGCAAGAGTTGAGCGAGTACTTAGAGACAAAGTAGAAGAGCACAACGAAGACAATCCAAAATACAGAGCTACCTTTAGAATGCTTGAAGCAGTATTCAGAAGAGGTATTGGAGCTTATAGAACTAATCCAGCATCAGTGCGTGGTAATGTTCGTTCAGCTGACCAATGGGCTTATGCTAGAGTAAATGCTTTTCTTAGAGCTCTTCGTTCTGGTAAGTTTCCAAGAAGTGCATTCGATACAGATTTACTTCCAAGCAACCACCCGCTAAGTTCTAAATCATACGAAGGTAAAGAAGTTGGCACAGTTCCACAGTTCATAAGAGACAATGCTAGAAGAGGATTGGATAATTTAGAATTTGCTGGTTCTGGTCTTAGAGATAAAACCAAGAGAGAAGCCAGAGCAATGGCTAATGGTCAGATATCAGAAGATAAAGCAATCCGCATGAACGCATGGTTCTTAAGACATGAATCAGATTTAGTATCAGAACGAGCTAATGAATATCTTCGAGGAGAGACTGAGAGAATGACAGCTGGTCAAGTTGCATGGTTGCTTTGGGGTGGAGACTTAGATAAAAGAAATAGAATGCGAGCACAAAAGTGGGCAGAGAGACAAGTCAATCGTATTAGAGATGAGAAGAACTTTGAATCAGCTTCAGAACTTATTAAGAGAAGGCAGATGCTAAGAGACTCAGAGTGGGAAGTTAGATTAGATAGATTTAGAACAAAACAATCGAGGAATACAGTTTATGACCAGTATGACAAACTTATTGGAGATTGGGATTTTGAATTAGCAAGACAATACTATGGACTGCTAGATGGACAGCGTAAAGCAATCAATAAAGTATTAGCAGAGAATCCACCAACAATAGTTGGAATAGAAGTTCTTGTTAATAATGCAATAGAGCAAACAACAAAGAACTGGCAAGAAGATTTAATACCAGTCTATGAGTCTATGGCTCTGGACTTTGCATTCTTACAGACTGGATTTTTACTACCAGATGAAAAAAACAATACAGTATTTACACCATCAGAGCAAGAGAGAATAACCAGAGCTAGAAGAAGAAGACCCCGCAAAGAAATTATTGAAGAAGGTTTATTCCCAAGAAGAAGAGGTGGAGCAAGATTACCAATAAACAGACAATCGTTTAACAAAGAGTCTGCTAAGTTCGTGCAAAACAGATTAGATACATTCTTACCCGACATGTCTAAGACTGCTAAAGCAAACTTAAACAGAGCTTTGAGAAAATCTTTTGATAATGCTTCTGAGCTTGGTCTTACTGGTAGAGAGTTAGAAAACTTTATTAGGAAAGATATCTCAAAAGTAATTGGTAAAAAAAATCTAGGTAGAGCTATGAATATTGCTAGAACAGAAGGTTCAGCTATATCAAACTTTGCTATGAATGAATCGGCTAAGGGTACAGGATTATCTTTAACTAAAGAGTGGCTTACCCAAAGAGATGGTAAAGTAAGAAATAGTCATTTATTTGCAGATGGACTTGAAGTTGGAATGAACGAAGCATTTGTTATTTCTGGATATAAGTTGAATTATCCAGCAGATAGTAGCAATGGTGCTCCAGCTGGTTTAGTATGTAATTGTAGGTGTACATTGATTTATCATGAGAAGAGGATATAAAAATGGATAGAGAAAAATTTGAGTCTAAGACCATAGACTTAAAAACAGTTAATGAAGTAGAAGGTAAGGTTGAAGCAGTTTTTTCTGTATTCAATGAAATAGATTCTGATGGAGATGTAGTTCTTCCTAACTCAATTAAATCTGGTTATGGAGAAAATGGTGTAGCAATGGTCTGGGCTCACGATTGGAAAAAGCCAATAGGTCGTGGCGAGATAATATCTGATGGAGACAAAGCTACATTTAAAGGTCAATTCATAATGGATACCCAAGAAGGCAGAGATGCTTATGCAACAGTAAAAGCTATGGGAGATTTACAGCAATGGTCTTTTGGATATGAAGTATTGGATTCAGAGAATGGTTCATTTCAAAAAGATGGTAAATCAAGTGATGCTCGTTACTTAAAAGAATTAAAAGTCTGGGAAGTAAGCCCAGTGCTAGTAGGAGCAAATCAAAATACATATACAATAGGTGTTAAAGAAAAATCAGAGAATAGCTCTGGTTTGACATTAGCAGATGAGTCAGATGAGTTACTTAATAATTTGTCTGCTCTTCTTATGAGATTCAAAGAGCTAACTGCTTTGAGACTCAAAAAAGAAAAAACATTGTCAGATAATTCAACAAGTATTCTGATGAATCTACAAGATGCTCTTCAAGAAGCATATCAAGATTTAAATACTTATTTAGATGTTGGTGCTTCAGAAGAACTCAAAGATGAAGTAGATACAGTTGATGCAACTACATTGTTATTAGAAACAAATAGGGTTTTAGCTGATAGCTATGACCCAGAAATATAGGAGAAATACTTATGCCAAAATTAGATGAGCTTAAGAAACAACTCCACGAACTCAGAGAGAACACTCTTAATGAGTACAAAGAATTTGAAGCAGTAGATTTCGATTCTGAGAAAAAAGAAGAGTGGGCTAAAAGAAATGAGAAAATGGCGGAACTTGTTACACAAGTTAAAGAAGCCACACAAATTGAATCCGAGAGAAAAGCTATGGAGACAGAGCTTGAAGCTGGTAAAGCAGTAGAGCCAAAGGCAATACATACTGAAGCAGTACAAGCTAAAGAAGCATACAAAACTGTTGGAGAACAATTAATTGAGTCAAGTGCATATAAAGGTTATATGGAATCTGGACAAAAAAACATTTCTTCTGAGTTAAAGTGGAATCCAAAGTATGAGTTTAAAACAACTCTTACAGAATCTGGATACCCACCAGCAGTAACTAGGTCAGACTTAGTAGTACCAACTGCAGTCAGAAATCCAAACAATGTTTTGGACTTAATTGATACAATCAATACTGACCAGTTTCAATACAAGTACCTAGAAGAAAGCACATTCACTAACAACTCTTCAGCAACAGCTGAAGGTGGAGCTCTTGGAGAAAATGCATTAGCATTTACTGAAAAAACAGAGAGCATTAGAAAAATTGGTTCTTTCTTACCAGTTACTGAGGAACTACTTGCTGATGTTTCAGCAGTACAGGGTTATCTTGATTCAAGATTACAAACAATGGTTCAACTTGCTGTAACCGACCAGCTTCTTGCTGGCTCTGGTTCTGGTGCTAACTTAACAGGTCTATTGAATGTATCTGGAATCAATACTTTTGATTTCAGCTCATTCGGTGGAAACCTAAAGAGAATTGGACAAATTTATGAAGCAATCACTGAAATTCAGAAGGATAGCTTCTTAAGCCCAGATGCAATAATTATGCACCCTTCAGATTGGTATCAAGTTGTAACCGAAGTCAATGCAGTAACAACCAGTGGTTCATTGAATCCACTATTCGTTGGTGCAGGACAATTCGGTGGAACTGTCGGAGCAACCCTTTGGGGATTGCCAGTAGTTCTTGATACAACAAGACCAGCTGGAACTGCAATAGTTGGAGTATTTGGTGGCGGACAAGCATGTCATATTGTCGCAAGACAAGGTATGGAAGTTGCTATGTCTGATTCACATGATGAGAACTTTGTAAAAGATATTATGGTTATGAAGGCAACAGTCAGATTGGGATTCCCAGTTTATAGACCAACTGCATTCTGTACCATTACAAACATCTAAGAGATTAGATTATGACTATCATGAGCCATCATTCGTATGGTGGCTCTTTAGTCAGAGAGGTAAAAATGGAATTAAAAAAAGATATTTATATGAATGATGCAGGCGAATGCATGGAGACAACTGGCGGACTTCCTAAAGGTTGGCGTAAAGGCAAACTTATGGGAAAAAAAGGTCAAGAGATGTCAGATGCAGACTACAAAGCATTAAATATTATTGCTAAAAAAGCACAAGCTCCAAAAGAGAATAAAGGTAAGTAGTTTAAATGGCTACCCAGTATGCAGATAAGACCGAACTAAAAGCATATATTGGATTAAGTGGCTCTGGACAAGATGATAATATCGACAATGCTCTTGATGGTGCATCAAGACAAATAGATAAAATAACTGGTAGAAGATTTTATCAAGACTCTTCTGTTCAAGTAAAAACTTATACACCCAATAATGTATTTATTTTAGATGTAGATGATATATCTACTACTACTGGTCTAATTGTTAAATTAGATGATAATGATGATGGTACTTTTGAAACTACTCTCACAATCAATACTGATTTTATTGTTGAACCAGTAAATCCAGACATTATCAAAATTACTGGTGGCACAACTTACTTAGCTCCATTCACTCAATTAAGAATATTAGATACTAGAAGCTCAGAGAGATTTGACCCTTCGATTGTAAATAATGTGCAAGTAACCGCTAAGTTTGGATATTCATTTATTCCAGAACCAATTAAGCAAGCAACATTAATACAGGGTCTAAGATTATTTAAAAGGAAAGATGCTCCATTTAATATTCTTGGCAATGAGCAAACTGGACAAATAGAACTATTTAATAAGTTTGACCCAGATGCAAGAGAACTCATAAAGGGTTATATAAAGAATAAACTCTAATGGCTTCAACTGATATTACATTTAAAATCACTGGAGCTGAAAATCTAAAGAAGAGATTAAAAGCCAATAACTTATTAATGACACCACTTCGAAACTATATGAATGGTGCTGGCAAGATAATCAAAGAGAAGTCAAAAGAGCACGCTCCAGTTGATACTGGTGCTCTTAGAAGAAGTATTAAATACACAAGAGTTAAAAATACTGGAAGGATTCCAACTAAAGTAAAAATATTTGCTTCAGCTCCACATGCATCTTTTGTACATGGAAATCCAAATAAAAAATTTAAAATGTCTGAACCATTTAACAGAACTAGACCACACTTCCCACCAGTCAAAGCACTTACTGGTTGGTCAAAGAGACATGGTATGAATCCATATTTAGTTGCTAATTCGATTGCACAAAAAGGTACGCCAATAGTTCCATTCTTAAAAATGGGTTTCAGAGATTCCGCTCCAGAACGCAAAGTATTATTATCAGTAGCAGGAAAACAAATAGAACGACAATTTAAGAAGGGAAGGAAAAAAGTATAATGGCAAGTTTATCTTCAATAAGGTCTGGTATAGCAACTAATCTAGGTAACATATCTTCCTTAACAGTATTTGGTTTTGTACCAGATTCTATTGAACCACCAACAGCAGTAGTAGGAGTCGTAGATAATATTGAATACGATTCAACAATGGCTCGTGGTGCAGATACTTACAGCATTCCAGTTTTTCTATATGTCAGCAGAGTTGATGCTCAAGATTCTCAAGATACCTTAGATGCATTCTTAGCTTCGAGTGGGTCAAGCTCAGTTAAAGCTCAAGTAGAATCTGACATAACATTGGGTGGAGAAGCACAATCTGTTAGAGTGGTAGAAGCAGACAACTATGGAGTCTATACTATAAACAACATAGACTACTTAGGTTGTGAGTTTACGATAGAGGTAATAGCATGAGTTACATAATTATGAGCGGAATAGATGTTGGTAAAAAACGATATGAAGCTGGAAGTAAGGTTACTAAACAAGATTTAGGTAAATCATTCAAATGGTTAAATGAACAAGGTATAGTAATAGATGAAAAAGATTTGGAGAGAGCTAGGAATGATAAAGGTCATTTTGTAGCTGATGACCCAGACACTCCAGAAAACGAAGCATGGGTCAAGAAGGAAGAAGAAGAATAATGGGTTATGGTAGAAGTTATGGCTCTGGAAGTGGTTCGAGAAGAAGGCGAAGAAGAAGGGGAACTGGTAAAAAATAATGGCATTCGTTCATGGTAAAGGAACTAAAGTTCATGTTAATGCAGTAGATTTTAGTCAATATTTTAATAATGTAGATGTAACAAAAACAGCTGATGTAGCTGAGACAACAAACTTCGGTTCTTCTGGAAGCAAAGAATACATAGCTGGAGAAGATGATGGTACATTTTCTCTTACAGGATTCTTTGATGCTACCGCAGATGCAACATTGCAACCATTACTTGGCGGGGCAGATTTTAATTTAGTTGTTGGTATTGATGGACTAGAGACTGGAGATAGAAGCCAGTTTGGTTCAGCTAATATTACTAACTATGGTGTATCAAGTGCAGTAGGAGATGTAGTTGCAACTTCAATAGATGCTCAAGCAGATAATGGAGTTACAGTAGGTCTCGTTTTAAATGCTGGTGCTTATACAACAACAGGAGTGCAGGGTACTGCTAATGACAACTCAGCGAGTTCAACTGGCGGTGGTGGTGCATTTTTAATTGTTACAAGTGTAAGTGGAACTTCTCCAACTGGAGATATAAAGATTCAGCACAGTGCTGATAATACAACTTACGCAGACTTGATAACATTCACTCAAGCAACAGGTGCGACAAGTGAAATAAAGAAAATAGCTGAAGGTACGACAATCAATAGATATGTGAGAGTACATGCTACGATTGGTGGGTCTTCAACTCCTACAATAAATGCTATTGTGGGGTTTGGAAGAAATAATTAAGGAGAAGGAATAAATGGCATTTGTACATGGAAAAGACTCAGTTTTTAAACTAGATAACGCATCTGGTTCTTTAACTGATATATCTGCTTTTGTGAATAATGTTGACTTCCCAGAGACAGCTGATGTTGCTGAAACTTCAGTTCTTGGTGCATCAAACAAAACTTACATTGTAGGTCTTAAAGATGCAACAATCGGTCTCACTGGCTTCTTTGATGCTACTGCTGATGCAATATATGGAGCAGTTATAGGTCAAAGTGCTACTCTCTCTTTTGAATATAGCCCAGAAGGAACTTCTTCTGGAAAAATCAAATATACTGGCGAAGGCATACTTACAAACTATGCACTCAGTTCTCCAGTAGGAGATGTCGTAGCTTACAGTGCAGACTTACAAGTATCTGGTGCAGTCACAAGAGGAACTCACTAAGTAACAATTAAATAGATAAGAAGGGAGATACATGAAACGATTATCTGCTGATGATATTAAAAACCTACCTTCAGTTCCAGAAGAAGATATTGAACTCGAAGAATGGGGATTCTCTATCAAGATTCGTGGGATAAACAAAGCTATGCAAGTACAGCTTGGTAAATTACTTAATCAAGATGATGCTGATGCTTTTGATTATCAAAGAGAACTGCTTAAGGTATGTGTAATAGAACCAGAATTAGATGATGAACTTATTGACCAACTTTATGAGAAGGACTCAAAAGTTATTGATAGGATATTCTTAAAAATAAATGAATTAAATGGTGTTGGGGGTTCTGCGGAAGCAGAGCAATTTTGAAACTGATTTAGACTTAACATTTAGATTTAAACTAGCTAGAGAACTTGGCATGACTGTTGGCGAGCTTATGACTACAATGAGCTCAATGGAATACAATCAATGGATTGCATTTTATAAATGGGAAACAGGAGAGATTAATAAAGCAAGAGCTTTAGCAGAAGCTGAAGCCAAAAAGAATAGACAAAGATAATGGCAATAGCAGACATAGCAATTCAGATAGTAACTAAGGGTGCAGACTTAGCTAAGAATCAATTAAATAAACTTGGTGGCTCTGCTGACAAGTCTGGCAAGTTAATGGGCAAACTTGCAACTGCTGGTAAAGTAGCTGGCATTGCAATAGGTGTAGCTTTAGTTAAAGGAATGACTAAGGCAACTCAAGAATTTATAGCATTCAACGACAAGATGACTCAGTCTCTTGCAATTATGGATACAACCATTGACCAACAAAAAGCAATGGAAGAGCAAGCACTTGCTGTATCAAGAACCACAAGAATCGGTGCAGAACAATCCGCAGAAGCATTCTTCTTCTTAGCATCTGCTGGTTTGAATGCAGAGCAGTCTATATCAGCTCTACCACAAGTAGCTAAGTTTGCTCAAGCTGGTATGTTTGATATGGCTACTGCTACTGACTTAGCAACTGATGCTCAGTCTGCATTAGGTATGACTGTTGATGATGCTCAACAAAACTTAGACAACTTAACAAGAGTTACTGATGTACTTGTAAAAGCAAACACATTAGCTAACGCATCTGTACAACAATTCTCTGAAGCACTTACAAACAAAGCTGGTTCTGCTTTGAAAGTTGCTAATAAAGGTATTGAAGAAGGTGTTGCAGTCTTATCAGCTTTTGCAGATAGAGGTGTTAAAGGAGCTGAAGCTGGAGAAAAACTTAACCAGCTCTTAAGAGATATACCAAGAGCAACAGCTAAGAATGCAGAAGAGTTCGCTAAGTTGAATCTCCAGATGTTTGATGCAGATGGAAACTTAAAGAATGTTGCAGACTTAATAGAAGAATTAGATGGAGTTCTTGCTCCAATGTCAGATGAGTTAAAAGCATCTACATTAGACCAGTTAGGACTTAATCGTGGTGTTGCAGATGCAGTCAAGATATTATCTGGAGCTGGAGATGAGATACGAGCTTACGAACAAGCACTACATGATTCTGGTGGAACTACTGCTGATGTTGCAGATAAACAGATGGGCTCTCTAAAAGCTCAGATTGAATTAATGACTAATGCTTTTTCAGAGCTTGGTATCTTAATTGGTTCAACCATTGCTCCAGCATTGTCTTCTATTGTTGGATTTGTAACAAAGATTATTCAAAGTACTTCTGACTTTATAAAAGAACAAAAAGAACAAACTGATGCAGTTGAAGAATCTACTAAAGCAATAGTTATTTCTGGTGTAGCTATAAAAGAAAATACCCATACTTACAATGCATATTCGCAGGCAATGTTTGAAGCCAGAACACAAACTGTAGATAGTAGAACAGCAACAGAAAAAGCAATAGATGCACAAAGAGGAATGGAAAGAGCAAATAGAAATTCACTTCCTAGCTATATGGAAGTAACTGACCAAGCTATTGCTAAAGCTCAATCTTTAAGAGAAGATGCTGAATCAGCTAAGGAAGCAACTGAAGCTAGTGCTGAATATGCAGAAAATATGAAAAAGAATATGCTTCCTACACTTGATGCGGTTATTCAAGCACAAAATAAATTAAAAGATATTCAAGAGAGAGTTAAAGATGCAGAAGAAGATAGAGATGATGCATCTAAAGAAGTTACAAAATCACAAAAGTTATTAGAAAAAGCATCTCAAAAAGTAATTCATGCTGAACAAGCACTCGCATCAGCAAAAGATGAAGCTATTAAAGTTACTCTTCAAGAAGAACTTGCTATCTTAAATGCTAAACAAGCTGTTGATAAACTTAGTGATGCACAAGATGGCTCAAGAGAGATGGAACTTAAACTTGCTCTTGCAAAACAAAAACACACTGAACTTATTGAAGCATCTACTGGAGCTACATCAGAACAGGAAACTGCACAAAGAGAATTAACAAGAGCTTTGGAAGAAGAAGAAAGAGCTTTTGAAAAGCTAACTAAAGCGGAAGATAAGTTAATAGAAGCTCAAAAAGAATTAAACGAAGTTACTGCTAAAACACCAGAGAATTTATTAGAAATAGCAATGGCTAAAAAAGAATTAGATGATGCATTGACAAATCTTAATGCTTTAGGTTCTTTTGAAGATGCTATGGGATTTCTAGTTGAATCTACTGGAATGAAACTTCAAGACTTAATAAATATGGCTAATGCTATTAAGAGTGGAGAAGATATTGCTATAACTTCTACTGGTGGTGGACTTCAACCAATAAAGACTGGTGTAGATGGAGAAGAAATACCAGCTGATGTAGTAAGCCCTACAGCACAAGCTGGCTCTGGAATGCAAGCACTTACTAGAAATAATGCAGTAGTAATTCATCAAAATATAAATGTTGAAGGCAAAGATGCTAATGCTCAAGCATTAGATATTATTGATGCATTAAATAGGGCTAAAAGGAATGGACAGAGGGTAGTCTTCTAATGCCAGCAAGTTTCGACTCTAATGTTGATATTAAAGTAGAAGTTGCATTCGATTCAGAACCTTTTGACTCAAGTCAATCATTTACAGATATAAGTTCCTATGTAAGATACTTTGATATAAGTCGTGGTAGGTCTCATGAACTGGGAGACTTTAGAGCTGGTACATTATCCTTCTCTGTATCAAATCAAGATAATAGATTTAATCCAAGCCAAACAACTCACTTTTATGACTCAACTAATAATCGAACAAAGATAACACCATTAAAGCAAGTTAAAGTATCAGCAACTTATGATTCAACTACTCATGTTATTTTTCGTGGATTCTTAGATGTAGTACCAGTTAAGTTCTTAGCAGAAGGTGCTGACTCTATTGTTACATTTACTGCAATTGATGCATTTAGATTATTTCAAAGTCAGACATTGCAATCAGTTGGTTGGAGAGTTGGAAGAACTGGATTTACCGAACTTGGTCAAACAACGAGACTTGGTTATGGAGATTCAGCAGAATTAAGTTCTGTAAGAGTTTCAAGAATATTAAATGCAATAGGATTCCCTTCAGCTCTTAGAACTATTGGTACTGGCACAAAGAATGTTCAACAACAAGCACTTACAACTAATGTTCTTGCTGGACTTAAAGCATGTGAGACAGCTGAGAATGGACAGTTCTTTATAAGTGCAGATGGTAAAGCAACCTTTAGGAATAGAGCTTATAAATTTACTAATGCTCTAGCAACAACTTCTCAAGCAACATTTAGTAACAGTGGGTCTAATTTACCATTTACAGATGTTCAAGTATCTTTTGATGACAATGAAGTTATCAATAACTATTCATGGACTAGAAGCAATGGTTCTACTCAGTTTATAGCTGATGCTGATTCTATTCAAAGATTTACTGCTCTTAACTCTAGTGAGACAACTATCAATACAAGTGATGCAGATGTCTTAAGTATTATTCAACAGAAGTTATCTGAAACTGCTATTCCAATTATTAGGATTGACTCTTTGCAAATTAATCCAAGACAAAATACAAGTATCTGGACTCAAGCTCTAGGAAGAGAGATTGGAGATAGAATTACTGTTAATATAGTTAATACAGATGGAAGTACCTTCTCAGATGAATTATTTATAGAATCAATTAGACATTCTGTAAATGCTTCATCACAAACATGGAATTGGACTTTGACACTTAGCCCAGCAAGTTCATCTTCTTGGGTTCTTGGTCAAGCACTTCTTGGAGTTGGAACTAGATTTGCATATAGTTAATGCTAAGATAAAAGAGATATTAAGGAGATTTAAATATGGCAGGAGCAGGTTGGAAAAGTTATAGCACTGGAGATTTAATAAGTGCTACCGAGTTCCAGACATTCGTACAAGACCAAGTAATACAAGTTTATGCTGATTCATCAGCTAGAGATACCGCTTTAGGTACTTCAGATGCAGAAGGTATGTTCTGCTTCTTAAAAGATTCAAATACATTACAATTTTATGATGGTTCATCTTGGGTCTCATACATTGGAGATGGAGATATTACTGGAGTTACAATAACAACTTCTGCTACTTCTGGTTTATCTGGTGGAGCAACAGCAACTTCTGGAGCATTTAGCTCTACATTAGTGATAGCTCCAAACTTAGCTACTTCTGCAACAGTAGCTTCAGCTGATATAGTCTTAATAGGCGATGCTGATGACAGTAACGCATTAAAGAAAACAACAGTATCAGATATTGTTGCACTTGCACCAAGTGGTGTAAGTTTAGGATTAGTATTAGCTTTGAGCTAAGGAAGGAATAAAAAATGGCAGATACTTTACATTCAGTTCAAGGAGTTTTAGGTACATCAGCAGGCGATATTGTTGATGCAGTTCCTTCTTCAACTACTGAAACTGTTATAGGTATATTGTTATCTAATGTAAGTGGTTCAAGTGCTGATGTAACAGTTGATTTAAGTGTTACAAAATCTGGTGGAACTTTAAGACACATTTTAAATAATGTATCTTTACCATTCGGCACAACTATTGAAATTACTACAAAGATAACATTAGAGACTGGAGATAAGTTACAGGGATTATGCTCTTCAGCATCTAGTGCAGAATACAATGTATCATTTTTGCGACAAACCTAAAGGAGTAACTTATGGCTTACTTAGGTACGCAACCAAATGATGTAAAAAAGAATACAGGTTTATACACACCTAGTAAAATATTACAACTAACTAAAGATGGTAGTTGGGGTGGTAGCTTAGAACTTATTGAGGAACAAACTGTTAGTGGTAATCCAAATAATGTTGATTTTATTAATTTAGCTAATAATCCTTATGATGTTTATTTTTTAACTGCTAGAAATGTAAAGTTAGATTCAAATGGTCAAATATATTTAAGACTATCAAATGATAATGGCTCTAGTTTTATTAGTAGCTCTAGCTATGATTTTGCAAATATGAGTGTAGATACATCTGGTAATGATAATAATTATAGAGATACATCTTCATCTTTTATAGGTATGGAATTAAATACAGGAAATACAAGTAATGATTCTGTAAATTTTTATATATATTTTTATAACTTGCTAGATAGCAGTAAGTATAGTTTTACTACAAATCACTTTTTTAGGCAATATACACCTGCAACAAAAGCTGGTTTTGGTGGCTCTGCTTTAGCAATTGCTGAAACTCATAATGCTATAAGAATATTTGGTGAAAGTTCTAAATTACAAACAAGTGGCACTTACTCCTTATTTGGTATAAAGGATATTTCTTAATGAGTAACTTAAGATTAATTAATGAAACTACTGCTAGTTCTGTTGCAAGTGTATCTATAACAGATGTATTTAGTTCTGATTTTGACATATATTATTTATCAATGACAACAAATGATTTATCAACTGCAACAGATAATAATTATAGATTTATTAATTCAAGTGGCAGTATTATAAGTGCAAGTAGTTATGATTATGCAAGTTTATTTATGCCTATGTATTCAGGTTCTACAGAGGGTAGGGCAACAAATGGAAGTTCTGCTTTAGGTGTGTCTTTTGGTAATAATGGCACTGAGGGTTTTGGGTTAAGTATGTATATATATAATCCATTTAATAGTTCATCATATAGTTTTGCACAAGTACAAAGTGTTTTTAGATATCCTGCAGGTGGGAATCAAAGCTATAAATCTTTATCAGTTTTAAAATCTGCTACTTCTTGTACAGGAATTAATTTTTTTCCCTCATCAGGCACCTATGACAATATAAATTTAAGAGTATATGGATTGGCTGTAAACTAATGAGTTTAGTACAAGTAGCAACAAACACAGTAACAAGTGCAGTTAGTGCTGTAGTTTTAACAGGAATTGATGATGATTCAGTTTATATGGTTACAGTTAATAATTTTGTACCTGTATCAGATGGAGTAAGCCCTGTAACTAGAGTTACTGCTAGTGGTACAGCACAATCCACATCTAATTATGACAGGGCTTTTAAAATATTAAAAGCTGATACATCATTTCAAAATGTT